CCATCACCATATACGTTTAGTACACTTGCCCAAGTTGTTGTTGATGTTGATATAAATGGATCAGCAACAAACTCAATTAAACATCCTGTTTTAATAAATTTTGTATCTGTTTCACTTGTTATACCAAGTTCTTGAACAATGTCACTAATTGCAAAGTAACCTGTACATGTTTTGCTTGTGCTTGTTGCACGTTTCCATACCAATGCCTGTGTCGGATCAATTGGTGATGCTCCGTCACTTAGATAATCGTATGTAATCCACCTATCTGAATAGTTTTCATAATAAAAATTAGTTACACCTTGTGTACTAATTTCACTACTAATATATTGTTGTAAAATTTCTTGGTTACTTAACGAAGTTGGTAGTGGTATTGTTTTCCTGCTAAAGGAATTACGTTTGTATAATACACCATCATCACCAAACAGTTTTAAATCTGAGTGTTGTCCTGTTGGATCTGATATGTTAAAGAATCTACTATGTCCACTAAATGTTCTGTTTACACTTCGTATTTTTAATGCATTAGTATTTTTAATTAATGGGTATACACTATAGTCCTGTGATGTTACCATTCTATCTTGGCTGTGATATTTGACAGGTGCATTGTTACGAATGTCATCCATTGTTTCTGCTGATTGGGCATTAGTAACATTTTCTTTTAAACTACATGTAATGGATAATGTATATTGTAAATTATCACGACCAATATAAGCAACATCCATAACAAGGTTTTGCATTTCTTCTGTTTGAACTGTATCTGATGCTCCTGAATTAGATCTGTACCAAATTCTTAAGGTACCAACTGGAGCATCTGAATAAACACCATCACCAAATTTAATAGTTACAGTACCACTTTCTCTGTTTATAACTTCATAATTTTGTCTGTTGTTGTTTGTAATACTTTCATTCATTGTGGTGTAACTGTTAACATTTGTTACTTCATTCCACAATGATACTACTAATCCGTTTTCATCAATTGTTTGAATCCAAACATCACTGTTATCAATATTTTCAGTATCAATATCAATTGTTCTGTTTATTAATCTATCATCAATATAAAAATCATCATACGCCAATGTTCCTTGTTTAAACATTAAAAAGAAACCATTGTTTACACTTGCATTGCCTAATCCATCATTTCTGTAAACCAACGTAAAGTTTCTAGTTGGGTTTGGATATGATTCTACAATTTTATTGTCAGTAGATATGGTTGGTGACACAATTTCAAGAGGAACAGATGAGTTATTAATTTTTCGTTCATATGAGTATATAATGTTTTGTTGTGTAACATTGTTAAAATTATAAATGTCTGTTGGAACAGTATCAATCGTTCCAGTTTTAACTGGTGTTCCAAATTGGTTACCGGCACTTAATGCACTATTCAAAATATAAAGAAACTTTTCCAAATCTGCATTTGCAGTTGCACCCCAACTTACTGTGGTGTTTGCTAAGTTTGTTTCTGAACTGTCATAAATTGTTTGGTTTGTACGTACACTATCTATTTTCAATAATCCACTTGCACTAATACTTCGTCTTGGCTCATATCCTAAAAATCTTGATAAACGTAATATACTTGATTCTTTTGTTGCAGTATCTATAAAGTTTTCTCTTGCACTTAAATCCACTCTGAATGCCATAGCGTGGCCCATAAATGCAACAAGGTCCATAAGGGTAATAAATTCTGAACTTACAACATAATCGTTGAATTGATCTGGGTACTTTTTTTGCAAATAAGAAACCATTGCGGTACGCAATGAATCAAAATCATAACTTTTTAGGTCAACATTTGCGAAGTTTGTATATTTGCGTACATACGTTTCGGCGGCAAATAAGTTGTCCTGTCTAATTTTTTGTGGCATTCTTTAATCCAATCATGTATATGAGCTAGTATCAAATGTCAAAATAAGTGTATCTTCTGCTTCTGCAGGTACATAAAAAACTGTTAGATATACTGTTATTGTGTTTTGATTCATTTGAGTGTCAATAAATTTTAATGTTAATCGAGGATCACCATCTATAATTGATGTTATGTTCTCTCTTAAAAAATCCGCAGTATTTTGAGTCATTGGTTGAAATTGGCTTGCTATTGCATCATTACCATATTCTGGCATCATCAATCGCTCACCTTTATACGTATATAAAGTGTTCATCAAGTCTTGTTTTGCTAACTCAAAATTGAGTAGAGTTCTCCCACCAGTATCGCGACCTACACTACTATATCCTTTTATGGTTGCTCTAGCCAAATCAAACTCCTCTGCTCTAACTATTTATTAGAAGAGTTAAACGTACATTTTATTTTATTTTAATGCCTTTTTTTGTTGACTTATCTGTAGAAGAGCGTATAATAGTGGTATAGTGCAAAAGGGCCGATCAAGGCTATATGATTAACTTTCATACAGAGGAAATGCTATGAAAAACATAATAATTGCATTACTAGCAAGCGGGTTGCTTGTAGGTTGCGGGATGACAGAGATCACCCCTGGAGTATATAATCAGCCGTTGGACACCCCCTCCTGGGTAGATGAACCACCAGCGGAAGAAGACGGAATAAGGTATTTTGTCGGTGCAAGTGCTCAGTTTACAAGTGAAGGGCAAGCACGTCAACATGCTCGTGTTAATGCTTATCAGCAGTTAAGTGAATTTGTTGGGTTTAAACTTGACAGTAAATTTACTGAACTTACTGGTGAACAGACAGGTTTCGGTACTCAGTTTGGTGCTGGGAAATACCTGCAAAAGAAAGTTATGGTAACTAAGGTTGCCGTTGGTAAGAGTTTTATTAAAGAGTACTACATGAACAGGCTTCTTGTAAATGAACGCCCAATATTTGTTGGATACGTTCTTATCGGAGTCAGCCGTGCTGATATCGCCCTAGCGATTGATAAATCCGGAATACTGAAGCCCAATCCTGAAAAACTCGAATCATTACTTAACGATGCGAAAAATTCTTAAGCCGATAATTGGTTGCATTTGTTTAGTTAGTTTGGCGGCATGTGGCAGTTTATCCCCAAAGCCGCCAAGTTGGACAAACGAAATGTTTTCACAAGATGGTAGTTTTTTATATTTCACCGGCATGAGCGACAAGCATACAAGTGAAGTTGAAAGTGTCAATCTTGCAGTTAGTTTTGCTGAACAAGGATTTGCTAGATTTTGTGGTGTAGACCTTGATAGTTTTGTTGAGCATCAAGGCAGTTCAGAAGCCGCATTGGGTGTTAATATGGATACTAGCACAACATCATCAAATATAACCCTCAAATCACAAGCAAGGATTAAACAAAGTGTTGTTGCTAAACGCTTTACTAAGGAGATAGGTAACTTCTTTAAAACTTGGATTGTGTTAGCCATTCCAGCAAGCCAGTATAATGAATGTCAGGCTTATAAAGAGAAATTGGCTAAAGATAACTCTTTAGAAAAAAAGAACTCTATTCTACTAAGCGAAAACACTGAGCTGAGTCATGATAATGATAGACTTTTAAATTATCAAGATCTCCAGCTCAGGGTTGGACAACTTGAAGCACAAAATAATGATTTAAGAGAAGAAGTTAGAATTGCACAACGTGAAAGTTTTGTTGATAAAAACAAGGCCCAAGATTTGGAAAAACAACTTCTTGGGATTAAAATTCATTATAACAAAATGGTCAATGAGCATTCAGTCTTGGCTAAACGTGCAAATGATTTGGATCTTGCTTTATTAAAGAATAATATTGATTTGAAGTTTGAATCAAAAGAAGGTGCCAAATGTACTAGCAAATTAAGAGAAGTTAAAGTGCATTTGGAAAATATACATGAAAGTATGACGTTCTGTCAAAAAATGAAGTCAAAATTAGCAAGCCTTAGTAACTAAAAGTTCCTGCCTCAGTAGATACAATTACGTTTGCTACTTCTTTTGCCTTTTTAAAATAATCAATCAATTCCCGCTGTTTTGCTTCCGACATTCCTGGTATAAATTTACCTGTTAGTCTATAATATATTTTTTCTGCTTGTTTTCTTTGATCATTTGTACTAGATGTTCCGAACGTACTTTGGAAGTTATTTGGATATCTGTTTAGGAGATAGTTAATGCCTAGGGATCTAGAAGTTGCTCGCTCTTTAAAAGTACTATACTCAGCACTATAAAACAAGAGTGCATCACGTATTCTATCTTGTCTTGATCCAATTCCGCCTGTTGCATTTGCTATAACTTGGGTAAGTGTTTTTAAACCCTCGGTTTTTTGCCCTAATAAATCTACAACATCATATGATCCATACAATGTTGTTAGTTTATCAAGTCTTGGCATTTTAATATAAAGGTGAACCATAGTATCAAATTGATAGCCTGTCATCTCTACTGTTCCGCCTAAAACTGCTTTAACTCGTTTTTCAATGTAATTAATATATTCATCAAAATATGTCCAACTTTCGCTTTCTAAAAGTCCTTTGGGTGTATTAAGGCCATTTTCTAATTCATATCCTATAACCCATTTTCCATTTATATATGTGTCTATAGGATAATAATTTAATAGTGCATGTATAAAACTTTTTCCTTTATCACTAATGTGCAAGCCAGAAAGTTTCGTTGCGGTGTTAGTAACGCCGGTTGGTGTTTTAATTATTACATTGTCTGTGTTTACAATTTGTGGTAAGTCAGCCATTATGTATATCCATCCAATACCATTGCGTCTTCACCCAAATCAACATGGCCTTTCCATGGTTCTTTTTCAGGTAATCGCTTAACAAACGCACTACCTTGATCTCCAGGCAAGTTTGTTGGTTCGAGTGGTTCAATTTTTCCGCCAGGTGGTGCCGCTGGCATTAAGTCAACTTTTGCTCCTGCTAGAACAATATTTGCAGGGCATTGTAATTCTATTGTTTTGGATCCACTAGCAATTTTCATTGATGTATTTGCTAAAAGCATAACATCTTTTTGTTTAGTTTCTATTTGAATATTTCCAGTTGTAGATACTACATTACAATCTTGGTTACTGTTAATGTTTATTTCTTTTTGTGCAAAAAAGTTAATGTTGTTCTCAGCAGTAAAACTGATATCTTTTGCACTATAAACATCAATAGTCCCATCACCATGCATATTGAGCCAACTGTTACCATTTTTTGTAATGAAGTATATAAAACCGTCTCCAGCATCATTAATTAAAATTTGAGACCCATTACTTGTACGTAATCTTATTAATGGTTGATCTGCATCGTCATCCATTACAAATTGATGTTGCCCAGGTGTTAATATACCAAAACATTTGCTTGTTAAATCTCGTCTAGCACTACTAGAACTATGACCACGTATATGATCTTTATCTAATCCTTGTGCTTTTAAAGCCATTGTCAATGGATGTTCTACACGCTCAGCACCGGTACTTTCTCCTTCTATACCCGGAGGTACTTCACCAGGCATAACAATTCCACGTTCTGAACCGACAACATTTCCGTCTGAACTTCCTCCACCTCCACTGAAATCGGCCATTTGTGCTTCTGCGGCCGCCAAGGCCGCAAGAGCACCTGAACCGCCTGTTTTCTTTTTACTGCTTGCTAAACCTGGTAGCGTATGATTTTGGTAATCTGGTAGACAATTAGCAAAGTAATATCCTTTTTCAAAATCGTTTTCAGCAAAAAATACAAGAACTTTATTGTTTATTTTTACTTGTGGAAACCACATTCCATAAGATGTAAAAACTGAATTATAATCTGATGCAGATCCATCAAACATTACACTTTTACCTTCTACTTCATCTTGTGAAATTGACCCAGCAAACGGACTTGCATATTGAACATCCGCCCATTCGCCTGATTCATCAGGTCTTTGTGAGCCTTCAACATGAACTCGTATTATACCCATTTTATTCACGTCTGTAACATCACGAACTTGAGCAATGTATATACCAGGAGCCTGCTGTTCGCTGGCTTTTTCTTCTATTCTTCGAAGTCGAGGAGGCCGCCCACGTTGTATTTTAACACTTTCTGCCATTAAATATCCTCATCTTGTGATGGTGCACAACTTAAATCGAACCATCCTAAATCATTTTTAGTTCTAGTATGATATTTGTACGCACCAGGTTTAGAACTACAGTCTCTATATTCAAAATAATGTACCATACTTAAACTACCATATTCAACATCAGTATTTTTTAATCTAACTTCATCTTCATTTCCGCCCCAATACCAACCTTCAGTTTCTGCATAATAACCAATTGTTTTCCAAAAAGTTTCATAATCATTTTCTTGTGTTGAAATAGCAGTTTGATTGCCTACTTCAACCCAAGTTTCATAATCAGGATGCATACTTACTTGTCTAAATGGATTTGAGTCATCAAACTTTAATTTAAAACATGTGCCAGTACTTTGATGACTATTATTGTAACTAACATTTAATAATTGATCTTTGAGTCGTTTATTATGTTCTTCTTCGTCAATGACAGTTTCATAAATCTCAACCATAAGGTTATTTGTACGAGACCACCGCATAATTTTACTTGCTGAACGCCGTAAATCAGGATGTAATCGTGCAATTATAGCATCGGCACGTTCTGTACCACTAGTGGCAAAATGATATTGCCCTAATGAATTTGTGGATGCTCCTCCACCTACTGCACTATTTGTTGGGGGTGCAATCCCCGAGTTTAACTCATTTGTTATCATCCTGGTCCTCCTCCTGCGACTGGTGCGTTTGCTTCTTGTGCCGGTGGTTCTTTGGCTGGTGCATCAGCAATTAATAATAATTTTGATATAACATTCTGCTTTATAGCACTCATACGAATTGCTTTTAGGAATTGTGTGAAAACGCCATTTGCTAAGGCTGTTGTTACAGTTGTTACCATATATACACCAGCAAACATATCTAATTGATCAGTATGTACTAATCCATCATCTGAATTATACTCTGCACCAAACCTTGTATCTAGCAAAAAGTAACATCCTCCTTTAAAATAATCTGGATATGCAGTTTCAATATTTGTTGCTTTACCCTTTGATATTTTCCTTGGTCTTCCAAACCAATAAGGATCACCACGAACTTCTATTTCAATATTAATGAGGTCAGCCATATTTTCTAAATTCATTAATTGATAATTAGATTTTTGTGTTTGTGATGTTTTGTTATCTTCGTCTGACCCTTTACTTGTTAAGTATGTTCCAGCATTTTTTTGTAATGCGTCATCACCACTAGCCTTAGAACTAAATTCTTCTGCAAATTTTAAAGGAATATCTTCATTAACTTGTTTATATTGCCGTGCTCTTGGTTCAACTGTTAAAACTTGATACGTTTCTTTGTTCGCTTGTAATGACCCCATTCCAAGGTTTGCTTTTGAACCTGGTGGATTTCGTACAATTACTTTTATTGTGCCATCTGGACCAATACCGGCCTTGTCTTTCTTTTCTTGACTTAGGGTTGCAATTGATTGGGCTGTTCCGCCTGATGTTGCTAACATTCCATCATATGGTGGACTTGGAATAAAATACAATGTATTAAATTTCATATCAAGATTAATAACATCAGTATTTAATCCTGTGTGTTGGTACCTGTAAAATTTAGTTAAATGTCCAGAGTTGTTTAACTCTTCTATACTTTTAATACTTTCTTCTTCTGCTTCTTTTTTAGTGTCATTTCTATGATCCATTACAGTATATGGATCAAGTTGTATGTCCCAGAACTTTGCATAGTCATTTCTAATATCATCAAATACTGTGGTTTTAATATTTGTATTCAAAGTATAATATTTTAATCTATACGATTTTTTTACTTTACTTTTCTTGTCAGCCTTCATCTTGTCTGCTGGGTTTGAGTTTATTGCTTTTTTATCTGCCGACTTTTGTGCTTCAATATCTCTAACAATTTGTTCGTTAGTTTTTGTTGCTTGCCAAAGAGTTTTAATAACATTCGATACACTTACACCGGCTTTAAATGAAAATGTTGGGTCTAAAACTACATCAGTCCCCACTGGAGGCGGCCGACTATATTTTTCATATTTTTCATCAATCCATCTACTTTCCATTAAACCAGGATAATTGATTGAGATCTTATAAACATCTGTCACACCTCTAGTAGGTGCAGATGATTGTACATCATCAAATTCTTGCTCATAAAGTTTTTTCTGTAATTCATTAATCGCTTCACCAAAAGTTTTAGCATTCTTAATATTGATACCTTTGAGTAATATTAAATTGTCGTGTAAGTCAGCAAATCCAACTTCAACAAAATTGCATATATGTTGTGATCCTTCACCTGAACTACCATATGTACTGTCTATAGTAGAAATTAATATTGGCCAACTGTATACAGATACTTGTTTATCATACTTTGGTTCAGCAATATCACTCATAAATCGAACTGTTAAAATATATCGAGCTTGTGATAAACTTCCTTTTATACCTAAACTTTGTGTAGATGCCCACAAATATCTATATAAATTAAAAGTTATTGGTTCAGATAATACAAACTGTCCTCGGACACCCAAAGCATCACGACCGCCTGCACCAAAGCTCATTACGGCCTGGATATCTAAATTATCAATGTTTAATAGGGTTGTTGTGCCTGATTGGGCAACGACAATTTGATCTTCGCCTTTGATAGCACCAGAATCATCCATATACGTATCAACATTTTCTGGGTTTACCATTGTTAAAGTTACATGATATGTATAACTGCGATATGCGTTTAACACATTATCTTTAAACTCTACATTTTTAAAATCAGCCATTTTTTAAACCGTTAACGCATTGATTGCACTTTTGCCAGGAATTGTAAGCACAAGTCCTTCTTTAAAATCCCAAATTGGGTGATCAATTTTGTCTGGATTTGCTATTTTAAATACCCACCAAAATTTTGATGTTTTATATAATTCATAACTTAATAAATCAGGGCGATACCGATGTTTGTATTGTAATGTGTATTCAAATTCATCACCAGTTTCAGGTATTGTTCGTGGTTCATAAACATCCAAATAAACATTATTTTGTTCAGTCATTGACAAATGACTGTTTGATTGGTATTCTACATTTGCCATCAAATATATCCTTTGTTACTAAGTTTGCCTTGTGTAAAGTCCCGCATGTTAAAATCTTTTCTTACTTCACTTGGCTTGTATTGAACTAAAAATGTAACACTTATCGTCATTAATGTTGGTACACCAGTTGTATCTTCTCTATTAGTTTCATATGGATTTGGAACATACACATAATCGACAGTTTCTGGTAAGTCCATATTAAAACTCTGAATAACAACTGGAACATTTTTAAACATATATTTGCCGTATGCAGTAAAGTAACATACTGGTGGGGGTGCTCCAGGCAAATATTCTGCTTTACCAAATCTTTGTTTTGTAACTGCTCGTAAAAATTGAAGTATAGCCAACAGTAAAGTTGCTTCTTGTACTGTATTTGCACTAAACTGACCACTGACTGTTATTTGTGGAGCATTGCCACGAACATAGTTATTGTATTGATATGGACTATTAACTATGCCTGTAGTCGCATATTCAACAGATACGTTAGTATTAATTGTAGGTGTATATGGCCAAACAAATCCTAATGTCTTAACGTCGCCTCCAGTTGTGTTTACAGGAAACATTTCATCGCCATAGTAATCAATCAAGTATTGTAAGATACTTGTATTAGGAATCGTTTCCGGATCACCCGAATCTTTAATTGCTTCGGCTAAATTAAACAATGTGTAAATTTGAGCTCTATTTGGAGACGTAAAAGTGTTATATACTGCCATTATGCATCACCTATCTTTTGTGTTAGTTTTGTAAAAATATCTTTATGTCTGTGTATATCGAAATCTGGACTAACATGTTGTTTTATTATATCAAGTTTGGATGATTTAGTATCTGCTTGTCTTAAATCATTTCTAAAATCAGTTCCACTTCTAACCGCACCTTCATCATCCTTAACATTAGTTAAAAAGTAATAATATACTACATCTGGTTTCGGATTACTCGGTGTTGGGTCATGATATACTTGTAACGAGTTTGCTTGTCCAGGATTCTCTATTTGCATTAATGTTGAACGGGAACCAACACTATTCTGCAATCTACCAAAATCTTTTTCGCCAATAGCGATAATTACTGCTTTTGTTGTACTAATAAAATCTGCATCCTCACCAAATATGTCAGTTAAATTTTGAAATGGTTGGTATGGATTTGATTTGTGTACCACATTTAACTTCTCATTATCTTCTGGTGTTTCATCATGTCGTATACCATGTACGCCCGTCATTACTTCTAATTTATCATCAAATCCCATTGGGTTTTTTGCCAGTTGTTCTTGATGCCCTTTTGCTATCTGTGAATATCCCGCAGTTCCGTGAACTAATTTTGCCGCCTTAAGTTTTTGTTGTGCTGTTTGGACTGCTTTACTAAACCCAGCAGTTATAATAAATACTTTATCTGAACCAAACTCATCAACTAGATGATCATAGGAAGATTTATGCCCATAGTGAAATGGTTGAAACCTACCTGGATACAACACAATATAATCATTAGCTCGCTTATTTTCAAGCAAAACAGAATACAACATATTCAGAATCCTTTACACCTGTCGAGTATTTATAATGGTTGACTTTGGGGTTTTCGTGTTGTATAATAGTAGTACAGCGACTTTTCAAGGAGATTAATGATCAGAAGTAATAAAAACCAGTATTTGAGCAATAGAGAGCTACTTGCTGAGATACATAAAAGCAAAAAGAGTTTCGCATGGTCCGCTGACGATTTCAGTTGGAACTTTGACTTAATACTTCCGGATGAGAAGGAATTATACAAGTTAAGACCTACAAGAGTTAAAGAATTAGCAAAAGAAAAAAGCATGGATAAGGCTTTGGAAGATGAAGGGCCAACTTATACTATACATGATGTTGTTGTTCGTGTTATGAATTCAGATCATATACCTGATGGCACGAAAAGACGACGAATTGCAAATTCTTTTACATATAAAGTTAAGACAAATTTCCCACCTTTTAAACACTTTCGCATAAAGCCAGAAATCACAAAATTCCCATATGAATGGTACGAATGTGCCCGCTCTCACTGGAATGGTGATTTAGAATCGGGAGAGTTTTGCTCAACACATGGAATAATGAGCGACAATCTTGCATTGGCTTTTTTAAAACTATGCAAGCGATACAGTACTCGTGCAAATTGGCGTGGATATACTTACGTTGAAGAGATGCGAGCACAAGCCCTTTTACAACTTAGTCAAGTAGGGTTACAATTTGATGAGTCAAAATCATCTAATCCATTTTCATATTATACACAAGCAGTAACTAATTCATTTACCGGAATATTGAACAATGAAAAGAAACATCAACACATAAGAGACGATTTGTTAGAGAAAAACGGGTTGAGTCCTAGTTATACTAGACAACTTGAAAATGCTAAACATTTGTATATAGAAGAGTAGTAGATGTTCAAAAAAGTTGCGTGTTTTACAGACATACATTTTGGTCTGAAAAACAATAGTCGTGTTCACAACATTGATTGTGAGCAGTTTATTGAATGGTTCTGTGAAACAGCCAAAAACCAAGAGTGTGATACCTGTATCTTTTTAGGAGACTGGCATCACAATCGGGCCACAATTAATGTTAGCACAATGAATTATACAGTTGCTAACATAGAAAAATTAAGTAAGACGTTTGAAAAAGTGTACATGATTATGGGCAACCATGATTTGTATTACAGAGAAAAACGTGAGATTAATAGTGTACCATTCGCCCACATGTGGGATAATGTTGTCATCATCAATGACTTTTACGAAGAAGATGATGTTACATTATTACCATGGCTCGTTGAACAAGAATGGCGTTCAATGAAAAAGATTAAGTCTCGTTATGTATTTGGTCATTTTGAGTTAGGCGGATTCAAAATGAATGCTATGGTTGATATGCCAGACTTTGGCGGACTTAAACCTGAGCATTTTGTAAATCAAGAGTACGTATTTTCAGGACATTTTCATAAGAGACAAAAACGAGGGAAAGTACATTATATAGGAAATGCGTTTCCACATAACTTTGCAGACGTTTGGGATGCAGAACGTGGAATGATGGTTCTTGAACATGGTGGTAAGCCAAAATATTTTGATTGGGATTATGCTCCGAGATATGTAACATTACCATTAAGTGACTTACTTGCAAATCCCCAACAATATCTTGTTCCTAAAACAAATGCAAAGATAGTAATGGATCTTGATATAAACTACGAAGAGAGTGTGTTTATACGAGAAACATTGGTACAGGAATATAATGTTAGAGATATTGCTTTAGTAAATGCACAACGTGAAGAAATAATAAGCTCAAATGAAGATGTAAGTTTTGAAACAGTTGATGAAATTGTAATGAAAGAACTTACATCAATTCAATCAGAAATTTTGGATACAGAGTTGCTAGTAGGTATATATAATCAACTTCATACAACTTAAATACTATTATGGAAATAGTAATTGAAACACCACAATTACAAGACCCAAGAGTAAAAGTACGGCCAAAATTAAAAAAACCAAACCTGTTTGCAGTAATTTTGGTAAACGACAACTATACTACTATGGAGTTTGTAATTTATATTCTTAAGACTATTTTTGAAAAATCTGACGAAGATGCAATGCAAATAATGTTAAGTGTACATCAAAAAGGCAAAGGTACTGCGGGCATTTATCCATACCAAATTGCTGAACAAAAAGCATACGAAACTAAAATGGCCGCACAGGCAAATGAATATCCTTTACAAGTAGAGCTTGACGAAATCGATTCATGATAAACATAAAATCAATAACAGTTAAAAACTTTATGAGTGTTGGCAACGTCACTCAGGCGGTGGAATTTGACAAGGCAGGAATAACTCTTGTGTTGGGTAATAACCTTGATTTAGGTGGCGATGGTTCACGTAATGGTACTGGAAAAACAACCATTGTCAATGCATTAAGTTATGGATTATATGGTAGTGCATTAACAAACATTCGCAAAGACAACTTAGTTAATAAGACAAACAACAAAGGAATGATGGTAACCGTTAATTTTGAAAAAGACGG